ATGGTTTACATCATATCCACGGGGCATAATTCCTTTGATAGCATTGATGTCATTCACGTTGGTTACACCATCTGATCCTTGCGTTGTCACGGCAGTACTTAACGGTGAGTTAAGAATTTGGTCTGCGGTAAATTGCAAGTCAGGTGGAACGTGTAATGAAACAGGTTGTGCGCCAACCAGAATTCCCCGATCATCTTTAATTTTATTGATCTGGGTAACAGCCGATTCTATAGTTGATTCTGCAAGCGCAGCAGCTGTAGAACGGTTATCCTGATTGCCAGCGGTCATTGTTGGATGTGCATTACTGAACAGTTGCACATTGTCACCGCCTGTATACGAAGAGTTAAAGCCATTATTAAAAATATTTGAAGCTTTAGTTTGTTTCGTAGAAGCCATTGATCGAGCAAGGGCTTTGGCACGTATTTTGGAAAACGTATCGTAAAGATTGTCTTCCATAGCTTCTTCTGTAACTGCAAAAGCCAGCGCAATAGTTTCCGCTGTATATCTTGCAGTCCACGATTCAGAAGCCGTATCGTATTCGACAGCTGATCCTTCACTCTTCACAGGTGCTTCTCCGAAGCCTGTCATCAAGACTTCTTCTTCAAACGCCCGATCCGAATTCTCACTCTCAAACAATGATTTCGATTCGTTATCAATCGAACCATATTCAAGACCGAAAATTGCGTTAAGTCCGGGGAGCAGTTGTTTAGCAATACTAGCTCTATTAATAGCCATGATTTATATCTCCCCTAATTAACCTGCTGAAGTACCAGCAGTTACGAAGGCATCTATATGATCAACTATACGTACAAGAACTTTAGGAGTAGCCGACGCCGCATTGCCGGGAGTATCCTTAATTTCTACTACACGTAGTTGACCTGTAGCTGTTGCCATTGAACCAACATTCAGGGCCATTCCTGAATTACCGGTTAACGTGCTACCAGAGGTACTGGTAGTTATATCAAAGTTTTGAACTTGGATTACAGCTACTGAAACCGTTGCGTTAGCGTCAATTTCAAAAATAGTGTTTCTGTCGTCATCGACAAAAGCGTATGGAGTAGCATCAGATGAGCTTGTACTAGCAGGCCAGTATTTAGACCATGTTGGACGTTTGGAATTCGGGTCAACATATCTACACCCCATAAAAACGCCAATATTGTCTTTAGTCGCCGTAGTAGCAATTTGAATTGTACCAGCCGATACGCGAACCAAGTCTCCCGTAAACATGTTGGAAGCATATGTATTTGCAATACGATAGCGGGAAAAACCACTAGTATTATATGCATTTCCACTTTTACGAGAAGGTATTAGGCCATTAGGCATAACACTTTCCTCCATCATTATAGAAAGAATGGTTCTCAGGAATCAAAATGTGCTGAACGACCTTTTGACACCCTTGACTTACTGGAATTCGTTATAGGTACACGAGAATCGCTACTCTCCATCAAACGACGGTTAATAGCATCATCCATTTGACGTGTCTTATTTACCTGTGCCTGACGCACAGCATCGTCAATTTCTACGGGCCGTTTAGCGAGTGCCACATCCCCTCGTACAATTGTACCTTCTAAGTCCCCACGTTCCAAAACACGAAAGCCTTGCGCCATTTCAGGAGCCTCTGTTTCCGTAACAAACTCCCATCCTTCCCGTTGTTTTAATCCGATACTTTGATAATCCTGTTTTCCTTTTAAAGAAATCCTGATCCATGCTAAAGTATAACCTTCGTTATTAAATCGTTTAAATACAACATCTGGAATATGAAGCCAATCATCGTTGTTGATAGCTTCGAGAGCGATACGAGTCTTTTCGGCTCTTTCAATTTCGCTACGTGTTTTACGAGTAACCGTGTTTCCAGTTTCTTCGTTATTGTTCTCAGTTTTTTCAGACACCATAAGATTTTGCCTTTACTTCCATACGCGCAGTTTTTTATATTACATTTTACGTAATAGGTGTGTAGTCACCGTCAGCCTTTTCCATTTTGGCTTTCTCGGTGGCAAACGATTCAAGAGGTATACCCCATTTTTTTGCAAGATTGACATCTTCTTTTGACAATTTTACTTTTTTGGAGGCAGGATTGCGCGATTGTCCTGCTACCGCTTGACGTGGCTTTGACGGTTTAGCCACTTCCGAATTACTATCAGTAGTAGAAAACTTATTAGGAAATTCTTCCTTTAATCTTGCATCTACTTTTTTATAAAACTCACTAGATGAAGGATCGTATCCTTGTTCCTTCAACTCTGCGTCAATGGATAAAGCAGCAGCTGTAGCTACACGATCCTGTCCAAACCACTGATTTCGTGCTGCCCAATCCTGTGCTTTAGGATCAAACTGTTTCTGAACTTCAGGTGGAGCTTCCATCTGCTGCTGCATTTCATGTTCTGCCCACAACTTCTGTTGTTCCAGTTCTTCCTTTTGACGCTTTAAAAACTTTAACTCTGTTTGTGCATCTGAAAGAGTTTCTTGTGCTTCTAGGAGTTTATCCTGATCGCCACTTTCAAATGCAGTTTTAAAACTTTCTTGAGACATCTTTACTCTGTCGTTCAACAGATTTTCAGTTGTCCCTAGAGAAGTTTCTTCTGAACTATGTTTCGAATAATTAGCTGCGGTTAACTGTTGCTTTAATTCGTTGACTTCATGTTTTGAAGATGCTAGTTCTTTTTCCCTATCTTTACGTTGCTTTACAAGCTGACGAATTCTTTTCTCTGCACCTTTAGTTGTTATACCCTCCAGTTCAGGAATATCGTTCTCAACTTGTTGAGGCTCTTCTTGTTTTTGTTCTTGTTCTTCTTGGGAAGCTTCTACCTCATAATCCACTTTAGCGGCTTTTTCATCTGCTTTTCTTTGAACTTCAATCGGTTGCCACTCACCATCGTTATCTTCTGTTTCAATAACAATATCTTTATTTTCGTCTGCCATACTTATTTTCTCCGTAGTACGCGAATCTACGTGTTACGCTGCCAACGTCATCTCATGTGTTGGATCTATATCCTGTACATCCTTGATAGTCATTAAGATCTGATCATCATACATTAGTATATACCGAATTCCCCTATAAACAAACTTCTGTCCCGTATGTTTACCGTAACATACAAAGTCTCCTTCGTTACACCATTTTCCTTTGGGAAACTTATCACTATCAACATAAGCTAAATCACCCAGTTTCACAACACGTCCCACAGTTGTCAGGTATTTCATATCCTCTTTAAACTTATCAGGAAGAAGAATACCGCCTTTTGTTTCAGTTCTTATAGACATGGGTCGGATAAGGACGTGATAACCGGGAATATCCGGCAAAGTTTTCGGATCGGAAATATCGTTGCTTGTAATCCACTCGTCGTTCATAATTGCTTTCTCAAATGCAGGTTGAAACGTCATCTATTTATCATCCTCTTCTCCAGCTATATCCTGTATAGCTGCTTTCCTGTAATCTTCTACTACATTTCTAGCTTTTGTCAAGCCCTCCAGAATGCCGACCATAAACCGATAATCCTCCATTGTTTCACAGGAGCCGGATGCTATACGTTCTTGAATGGAAAGTTTCTCGCGTTCAAACGCTTCAATCAGAATATCAAAATCAGGCATGTTTACTTTTTAGTATATCTTGCTTTACCCCAACCTCTAGGTTGTTTTAGTTGTTGTGGTGGTTGTGGTGGTCGTGGTGGTGGTGGTTGTGATGGTTGTTGTTGTGGTGGTCCTGGTTCTTCAGGTTCAAATAAAGTTGGATCTATTCGACGTAACTTTGTAGACTTTTTTAACTTTTTATTTTTTGCCATTATTATATTTCCACATTTTTACTTTTTAGTAGTAGTAAGAAAATTAATCGGGTATTTTACACCTAAATTTGACTTTACTATATTATAAGAAAAAATACAACTGCTGTCTGTTACTGTACTCATTGCCAGTAACGTCCAAGTTTTTGTTTCTTTATTCTCCAGAAAAACAAAACGAATATCTACATCTTCGTGATCTTTCTGAAATTCTATCTTTTCACCTAAAGAAGAAGCAAGATAAGGCAATATCTTCGTAGTTGGTCCACAAGGTAATATTAATGTTATATGACCATCTGTAATCGGATATGGAAACTTCTCTGACGATTGTGCTTTAGAGGGCATAGACCATAAAAATAAAATTGTACATAAAAGAAAACAAAAACTTGCTATAAATTTTTTCATTCCGTTATACTTCCTTTTTCAATAATTCCGCTACAAATTCCAACCTCTTTGTTATACTATCTCCTTTAGGTTTCTTCTTTTTGCGCTCAAGATATTCCTTATGATCTAAAAGTTCAACTGCTGCCTCTTGAAAATTGCCAGCTTCTATTAATTCTACAAATTTAAATTTTTCTGATAATTTAGATGATTTTTTTAAATCTCCCCGATAGTGTAAATTAATTAGTCCTGCCTGTAGATTAGGACTTAAATCAGTAAAGTTATTAACTAGACTCGCAGCTGAATTTCTGTAGTTTATTAACTCATATCTAAAAAGTTTATTCGCATCTGTCCAAGATAATCCATCCTCTTTAATAATTTTCTGCGCTTTCTTTTTAGTTATTCCAAGAGCCTTTTCTAGTAAACTTACTGTATTTGGCTTAATATTATGAGCAATTCCTATAGCCTTCTTATCACCGTCTTTATAAACTCTCTTAGCATATTTACTATTATAAACTTCTTTACTAGATACTTCATAAGGTAATATCTGTTTAGCGGCTATATCTATAATTTTAGATTTATCTAACTTTTCGTTTTCTTTCTTTATTTCATTTACTACTGATGAATCAATAATAGTTTCTTCATCTTCTACTTCTTCTACTTCTGCTTCTGGATCAAGCAATTCATCAGGAGGCATATTTATTGTTGACTCATCAACAGTTTGTGTATCAACAATAGATGGTTCATCACTACCGATACCAAGTTCAGCAACAGTATCAGATTCTATTATAAACTCCTCATCTTTTGGACGAGGACCAATATGACTGACATCTAATCTTCCAGTAGGTCGCTCTCCCATAACAGCATCTATATCAGGAACAACTCCTCCCTCCTGCATTCCTATAGGTTCTTCTGAGGTTACTATTTCTTCATTCTTACTTTTTATTTGAGGATTTTCCTTTAATTCCAATTCAGCAACTTTCATCATATTTTTCATAGCTTCGATATTTACTTTATTTATTTCTTTGCTTTCATCTGCTTCAGCTTTACCTGCTATGGTTGCTGCATCTTTTAATGCCTTCAAACGTCTATCCGTATTTCGTTCTTCGGTCTTGGTAGTTTCCGTAACAATCTTCTGATCTATGCCCTTTTCTTCCAGATCCAGTTTACGATTTTCAAGAGCTATCTCAGCAGCATCTTTAGCTGACTGCATTCTTAATTCATCTTTGGAAATATTTATCTTTTCTGCTTCAAGCATGAGACTTTGCTGTTCTACACTTTCAGCCCCACCTCTCATTGCTGCCTGTTGCTTGTTAAATTGTAATATTTCTTTAGCCGCTTCAGTTGTTAACTGGTTCACAACAGCCGGATCAGCCATAGCCTGTTGTTGCGGATTACCTTGCATCATCTGCTGTGGATTACCAGCACCCTGCATCATCTGCTGTGGATTACCGTCACCTTGCATCATTTGCTGTTGATTACCGTCACCTTGCATCATTTGCTGTTGATTACCAGCACCCTGCATCATCTGCTGTCCACCGATACGAACCAAACCTGCTATCTGTTCTTCATACTGCATAATCATATGTTCACGTATGTTAGCTTCCAGAACAGGAACAACGTTCTTCATTGGTTCACTCTGTCCCAACATCGGATCTTGTATAAAAGCTTCCTTGATAGCAATATGAGCTTTATGATCCTGTGCGGGAAAAGCTTTTATCGGTTTATTATTTACGACTGTTTTAATATCGGTTATCGGATCTTGCGGTTTCGGTTCTTGTTCAGGAATAATAAACCGCTGCGGATTCTGAATGTTGGCAGCGTGAAGAACAGACATATGTACCTGTCGAATATCGTACATACCTGGCGGAGCTTGTTGTGACAGTTGAAGTGTCATCTGAGCCATTGCCAGCCGATGGGAAGAAGAAGGTGTATTCGGATCAGATACAGGAATAACGTCAATCCTGCCGTCAAAGTCAGTTTTCTTTATTGTTGAAGAAATACCGGGAAGTTCGTACGGATATTCGTCAGGAAGGAAATCCTTGTTAATTCGAGACAGAATGCGAAGTTCTTCCTTTTGGCTGTGGTGAAGCCGTTTGTGGATTGCGCTAAAGAATTTAGCCGATGCTTCCAGCAAAGCAAGAGTCGTTCCTACAGGACCATAGTTGGTAGAATCGTTAACTACCTGTTCTGTAGTATCCGCGAATTTATGTCCCATCTCTGTCATTGTTTCAAGCAATTTATAAAGAGTCTGGGAAGGCTCACGATACGGTAAATGAACAATTGCCTTGTTCAAATCCATACCTGTAGCATCTATTTCACGAAATTCACCGGGGGCTATTGGGTCATTGCCCCCGACTGTTCTTACTCCACGAGCTTTAAATCCACCCGGAAGATTCGCAAACTGCCCCGAATCCACCAAGCTGCGAAGTGCAGCCGTGGCAGACATCGTTAGGTTTCCAAGAAGATGGATCAAACCAAGACCGTAGAAACCAAAACCAGGGACAAACTTGTAATGGGAGAAGTACATCAACTTACTGTAAGTCGGATCGCCTTCTGCCCAGTTACGTCGAATAGAAAGAACTTTTTGAGACTCTTCCTCAACCGTTACAATGTACGGACGAGCCACACCGTTATCAGATTCAAAAGGTTCCGGTAAATCTATATAACAATGCTGTTCGAGAAGAACGTATTGAGGATCATGGTCGGAAGAGGGAGAGACACCCATAATCGTATTTATCTTGTCTGCAATAGCTGTCGCTTCAGGAACGGAAGCATCTTCCAGTTGTATTTCCTGATACATACCTGCTGCCATTTCACGCCGTAGATCGTTAGGTGAACGATAAATAATATGTGTATACCTATCTGCGCTTCTTAAATCACTGGCGTAGTAGGAAGCGTAGAACTGATCTACAGGAACGAATTCGGAACAGGGTCGTTCCTTGGCTGCGTCGTAATAAATCTTTTTAAAAGCACTACCGACAAGAGGAAGATGAAAAAGCATTCTTTCGAATTCGTCAAAGAATTCGGGCATCTGCTCTGTTAACTGGTAGTTCATGTAGTTTTGCACACGGTTGGCTTGCTGTTCCTTTTCAGGATTAACGTTGCCAACAATCTGTGTTTTAACTGGTCCCATAGCTGGAAAAAGTTCAATCGTTGCTTTAGATTGAAACTTGACTGCCGATTCAATAATAAGAGGAGAAACAGCCTGACACGCTCCTTCAAATGGTTCTGAAGCCTCTTCGAGTTTCAGACCGAGAAGATCAAAGCCACGCTCAAATGTCGATTCCCATTCCTCACGGGAGTCACGATCTGCTGTAAACTGTTCTATAACAATAGACCCGATTTCCACCAGATCTTCGTCGTCAATAAATTCTGCCAGGTTGACGTAATGATCCGACTGAGCCGCCATCAAACCTGCTGTCTCTTCGTTCAGGTTGATGTCGATACCCATACCTTCTACGTCAGCACCATCCTCTATTTCAATCTCTATATCTATATTTTCAGAAATTGAGGATAACGCTTCCCCACTGGTACTGTTTTCGACACGGTTGATCGGTCCAACCATGTTCTTTACATTATCACTGTCAGATTCAACTTCTTCTGTTACATCAACAGCTTCCTTTAAAATTTCTGCCACGAATATCTACCGTTCCATTATTTCTTTTTTGTCTTCTTCTTCTTCTTCTTTTTCGTCTTACGTAACCACTTTTTAATTATTAGACCACCAACTACAATAACAATTACACCCATAATTGCAATACCCATATCAGGATGGGAAACTTTCAAAGGTCCAATGGAAATCATCGAAGGAGACGGATCTTTCTTCGGAGCCGCTTCAATAATCGTTACAGGATTATCTCCTTTATTGGCCGGAGCAATTGTCTGGACAATAGTATTATTAGGACTGTTGTTAATATGAATTTCTTTTGTTGCCATTTAATTTTCTCTTTTTCTCTCGTTAGATTAATATCTGGCCTTACCCCATCCTTTGGGTTTCTTTTTACGTTTTACAATGCCCCCATGTGACATTCCTGTTCCTTGTTTTTCTGTTAAAGTTGGTCTAGGTTTTAATAATTTATCCAGATAACCCATTTCTGAAGATTCGTCCTTTTCTTCTTGGTACTTTTTAACTCTTGATTTACCAGGACGACTTACTTTTGCCATCTTGACTGTAGCGTAAGGGTCTTTCTTGAGAGATGCTTTTATCTGTCGTTCCACCATCTCCCATATAGGAATAGTACTACCGCTTGTCGGACGATACTTTCTACGTTTCTTAACAGTTTCTACCATTAAACTATACCTTCAGTTTACCTGACATTACATAGTAAGATGGATTAGCTTTTTCATCTTTATACGTATCCTCAAATTTTAAGACAATATATTTACAAACAGCCTGAAAGTAATCACTACTGTTCTTATAATCTTTTTGAACAGGACGAACAAGATCATGTTTAATCTTGGAAGAATCTACCATCCTTTTATAGCTGCACCAACTCCACGAGGTTTAGTTTTTTTCTTTGTAGCTCTCGATACATTCCGACGCCCTTTCATAGACATTTTCTTACCTGACTCTTTACCGCGAGTCATGCCTAGTTTCTCATCTTTACGAGCGTTGTAACCTTGTACTACTCCGCCTTTTGCGTAAGGTTCATCCTCCATTATACCTATCAGACGAGAAGCCTTTCCTCCAGGACTTATAGGTGTGCGTCTCATTTTATCTTTATGAGCTTCTATAGACTTGGATATCTCACTAATTGATTTTCTTCTAGTTTTTCCGGTTTTTTTATCATCTACGAACTGGCTTGCTGCCTTTCTTCTATCTTGCGCCTCTTTTTTCTTTCTCGCCTTTGTTTTAGCGGCTCTTTGTTTTTCACGAGCTTCTGTAGCTTTAAGATCACTATATACACCTTTACCTGTACGAACTGGTCCTTTAGTATCAATTCTTTTTTGCTCACCTCGTAAAGCTTTTACCGTAGAACCTATTCGTTTTCGCACACTCTTTTCGTACTTCGTTTTTTCTTCATCACTTAAATTTTTCCACGGTAATCTTCCAGCCCTATCTGTCCATTTTTTTAGATTTCTAGGTAATGTAAAACCCGGTTTACCCGCTCTTTCCGTTAGTTTTTCTTTTGTAGGTAGTCTTTTTTTCGCTGCTACCAACTCAGGTGATTCGCCAAATGTTATTCCCATATCTTAAAATCTCCAATAACCTTTTCTTTTTGGTTTGTAAATATTACTATCTTCTTCCCCATCACTAAAGTCTGGATCGTCAGGATGGGTAACGTGCCACGAGTCTCGCATATATAATATCGCCATTACCATTGCATCCACCTGATCGTCGTAACGAGCGTTGGGAAAAGAAGTGGCTTCATCAATAAGATCATTGGCCCACGGTTTCATAGTAGGCAACCAAACACGTCCCGCTTCAAGAAAGGGCGTTGATGCCGTTGCTCTACTTACTTTATCACGATCCGGCGTATATTCCAACACTGGTAATCCGGCTCGACGCATATCCTGTATGAGAGACTGTCCCGATGCCTTTTTTTCTACAATGATAATATCAGGTTCATGTTTCTCGAATTCTCCCTGTGCAATAGATCTTAGTTCTGGATACTCAAATCTGCCCCGTACATTTCCCAACAGGATCAGGTTAGGTATGAACCGTTCGGTTCCGACACTATCTACTTCGTGTTTTTCAAATATGCCCCACGTCTGCATGACAGAATAATCCGCTGTTGTCTTGGCCGAAAAAGCCGTATCGTAAGTCTGGATAACAAATTCACAATTAGGCGGATCTTCCTCCAGCCAGTTTTTAAACCAAGCGTATTTTATAATGCCACCTTCTGCTGGTGTCGGATCTTGCATGTACAGGGACTGCCAGTACTTTGTTCCGTTATGCTTTCTTATTTCGGTTTCGTCCTGTTTCAGAATCCTGTCCGGTTTCCATTCAGGAAAGTAGGAAGTGTTGGGAGGAAGGTTGAGAAGTTTAGCCGAATCGTCGTCAAGCCATGCGGGTATCTTTATAACTTCCCACGGAATGTAATATTCTTCTTCTACTTTTGTCTTGTCTTCGGTACTGAGCAACCAGCCGCATATGTCATCTTCGTGATAGCGTGTGTTAATAATAACGATGGAACCGTTAGGCATTAGTCGGGTACGCAAACCTGCCGGATACCATTCCTTTACGTAACGCCTTCCGGCTTCACTGAATGCGTCTTCTTCTGACATCACATCGTCAAGGATAGCAACGTGTGCACCACGACCCGCAATCTGGGTCTTGACTCCCGCTGCGTAGTAAAAACCGTTCTGGTTGGTCTGCCACTTTCCGGCTGACCGTACATCGCTGCGTAATTTAACTTCAGGAAAGATTAACTGGAAAATAGAGGACTTGATAATATCACGTACCGCCCGACCGAAATCGCTGGACAACTGATCCGAATGCGAAACAGTCAGGATTTCATGGTTAGGATGTCGGCCCATGTACCACGCCGGAAACAGCTTGGAACAGATCAGGGACTTTGAACTACGGGGAGGGAGAAAGACCATCAGCCGTTTTATAGTTCCTTCGTCGATCTGCTGAAGCTTGCTGGCAATCACTTCAATATGCCGTCCCATTTTAAAGTCAGCTATGAGCATGGGAGACACAGCTTTTACAAATGTCATAAAATCATTCTGGGCATTCGCCATGATTAACGACATCAGTTCGTTTCGAATATTTTCTCTACTCTTTGTAGAAATCTGAGGAACTGGCATATTTTTTATATAAATTATCAGTTAATAGAGTCAGGACGATGGTACTGTTTTTCCATCATCATAGAAAAAAGGACGAATAGTTGTTGAGCTATAAAAGCTGTCTGTCCTCTTATGTCGTTCATGTTGTCATCAGGATTCCGAAGAGAAGGATGACAACATATCTGGTTATGAAAGCTTTCCAGAACAAACTGTACACGATCCGATAACTGCCACATACCTTTGGTTCCCAGAGCGTGAAAGGCGGGAATGTAATCCACAGCCATGTGATGATGAAAAAGATTATCTATATTCTCTCTCTTCGCCTGTATCAGTTCAGAAGCAATTTCTGCAATTATTTTTTCCTGTTCCGTAAAAGAAGAAGAAGAAATAGCCGGAGGTGTACTGTTATTATTTTCCGTTAGACTGTCATCACAGTTATCTTGCGTTTTTATGAAGTCTTCAAAATCTGTCAGTTTCATAATATTACCAAGATTATTCCTCTCTTTTTTTACCGCCTTCGATAACTTTGAAACCTGCTATTTCTGCCAATCGTTTTATATCGTTGTCGATACTATCATCGTCGTCACCTGATTCAAGATGACTGATCGTTGTCTTGTTGACGTTTTCAGAACGGTCTATAAACATGCCCAGATGCTTGGCTACCGATTCGATGGAACGGTTGGCGTTGGTATAGTCACCACCACCCAGTGCATGTTCGTAAACTTCGTTCAATCGATCCATGACCCGATCTGCATTCCATGCCATGTGCTTGATAGCTTCCTGTCGAATATTATCTATACGCTGCTTGATCTTCGGTTTGTTCAGAACAGCGTAAGCTCGTTTCGTTGTTTCCGAATTGTTGCTTCCAGCTTTGTATCCGGCACTGAGGTAGGCTTTGGCGGCATCTCCTGTTGCCATATATTCCATGCAAAATTTTTCCTGGCGGGGAGCCATTCCTGTAACGAATTTTGTTTTCTTGAACTTGGGAACGTCTGCTGGTTTTTCAAGCATGGTATTATTATTATAGGTACTTTTAGGACGACGTGCAAATCGGTCAGCCACACGCCGCCTGTATTCATTCCTCATTTCCTGAAGATCGCCACCAGCGTTAGGATGCTTTCGCATGGTAGCCGTATCTTTGATAAGTTCTTTCAAAGACTCGTCAGACATATCTCCATAGAGAATATGCTGTTGTTTTATTCTATAGTCGTCTTTAGTTGTCGTAGTCATATTATATACGATATATAAAAAAAGAAAGAAAAAGAGAGAGAGAGATAGAAAAAAATATATATAATAAAGAGACGAAGAACGTATCTTAGGTAGTTTTTGAAAGCGTCTAAAGTAAGTATAACTTATATATATATTATATATAGTATATATACAAGACCTGTAATTTTTGAAATTTAACCGGGAGGCTATTAATAAATAAAGACGCAGGGGGCTGTTTTCTTTCCCCCTTCCGCTACCTCTTCTCTTACTCCTGTCTTCTCAGAATAGGGTGGTACGACTGATGGTTTATTTGTTTGGTGGTGGATTTTGAATTGTTCTTCATGCCTGTTGCATAAATGTCACACCCCTGGAACATATTAGACTTTATTAGTTAATCTGCTATACTTCAATCATGGTCAATCAGATTTAACTGGTTACCAAATTAAGGGGAATATGAAATGAATAGCAGAATTGAGCAACCCTCAACTATCCAAGTTATGATAAGAATGACACCCGCTTTGAAGTCAAAGTTTGATACTATTAAAAAAGATTTGGAAGAAGATATAAGAATAGAAACAGATGTTATAACTAGACTTTCCAATGCAGCTGTTGTTGATTATTTATGCAATGATGGTGTCATAACTGAAAGACATCTTAACCAAAAAGATCGTAGCTTTGGACTGAAAGCTACAGACAAGATATCTGATCGTCTGGAAAGATTAGAGAAAGAGTGTGATGATGGTGTCATAACTGAAAGACATTGGTTTATGAAAGATATCTTACACAATGAACAACCGTATTCATTGTCTGGTTTAATTGCTGAATGTGAAGAAGAAGATATTAGACTGATGACAGAGATAGAGACAATAAAAGCACAGCTTCATAATCTATTTGATGCTTTTGTGGAACATGTGCCAGACTATGCTGATAAACGCCCACCAAAAGAATAATACTCCCTAAACTTGGAGAGAATGGCACACGCTGTTCTCTCTATTTTTTCTTTTATTTTTAATCAATAAACGCCGACGCCCCTTTAAAAAAAAAGGGCGCAAGATTGTTAGTCTCGCGCCCCTTCCTTATGTTAGTATTTTACCACGCAGTTTCAACCGTTTTCAATTCACTTTTTGAGCGGATGCGTGCGTCACTTTCAGCGACCGATAGCAAATACCCCTTTTGAGATAATGCCTTTGCGACCGCAATTGGTATTGCAAAGTAAAGACCGCCAGCCGCAAAAGGTGTTAGATTATCTGGTCCACTTTCTACCTCGACCGTATCCAAAACCTTACCTTGCAAATCTTGAATAACAATTTCCATTGCTGGGTAATTCCATTCAAGCGGAGTTTCTTTTGTACCTTTGGCAACTCCTAAGTTGCCGTTCTTGTTACATGTTGTTAATTGGCATAATACATTGTCGCCCGTTATTTTTAACAACACTTTTAAATCATCTCGAAAAAAGCGAGGTGATTGTTTCGGACCTTTTTTTTCAGCCGTGGTCGTCGCGGCATTCTCTAATTGGGTCATAAGGTAGTTACCTTTCTCTATGACCGATTTTAGTGCCAATCTATTGAGCATATGGTTATCCCTTTAGATTGCATCGACCGGCATAATTACCCGCCGATTGTTAAATTATACCGCATCTAATGAAATAATCAAATTCGTTCCAGGGGTGTTGCATAAATACCACACCTGTTGCAGATATGCCACACTGTAACAAATATGCAACAATCGCGGTTATTTATTTTGTTGTGACCAACGTTCCCTTCGTTTTGCTACGAATAAACGCCGACGCCCCTTAAAAGAAACGGACGGCGTACTTAAACAACTAACGTTTTTAACCCATTGAAATCAAACGCGAGACGCCTCTTAAATTGTTTAAATAACCGACGCCCTATTTGACGTCGGCAAACGCCCTCGTTATTTAAACTTGCTAAGTTTTTAATTAGTTTCCACCCCTGGCGTGAATTTGACACTGGCGGGGAAAAGAGTATGGTGGGTAATGTGGGAGGCGAAATCCGGCCTAATAACGTTATATTGCGCCATGTAATCTATCGCCTCACTCACATTTTCTTTAATTTATAAAAGGGATTAGCCAAATGGTTGAGAAAAGAGAGCCATTGAAGATGCATAAATGCTGTATCTGTAAAGAAACGATTGATATTCAAACAAACAATAAGGGAGAAATAGCGTGGACAGCTGGTCATAACGCATTACCGATTAAGAACGGACGGTGCTGTACGTTATGTAACGATTCAGTAGTAATACCACAACGGATAGCGAATATATACGCTAGAAAGGAAGGGGAATAAGCTAATGACTGTTGATAAAGAACGAGAGGAGTTTAGGACGTTCTTAACTGAATGTCTTAACGATCCTGCTAAATATAAACAATGGATGCAGGAGAGAGCTTTGGAAACAAGGCTAAAATTCGGTGATAGAAACTATGAGATAATGCTTTGAAAGGAGTGTTTAAAGTTATGGCTAATAATAATAAATTTGAAATTAACGTGGAAAATGTTTCCGCAGTTAACATTCTTCAAACACATGAATCATGGGGAACAACTCATTTAAAGTTGGAAATTATAACTTTAGATGATCCTTGGGACGACGATTCATCTGTTAGTAAAAGCATTATTAAAGGCAGAACAGCTAAGAATCGTGAATTAGCTATTAACGTACCACCACCAGAAGATGAGCACGTTAAAGAACTGCTGAAAACAAAGAAGGAATTACTTGATAAAATTAAGGAATTAGAGAACGGAGGGAAAAAGTAATGG